GAGTTCTTATATAGAAACTTACGCACAAAGCGCGCAGCGCGTAGTTCTATGCGTTAGAGAACTACGCACTTTTTAGAAAATTTCCCGATTGAAAAATACAACCTGATTTGAGGTTGGTTGAAATTTTACCGGTCGACGCTTGACCGACCTGTCACTCCCGCCACAATGCAAATTGTCAGACCACCAAGCTGACGCACCATGAACACGAGGAGAGACCATGACACGAAGACGTGCGCTGAAAGGCGAGTCATCCAGCGAGCTCAATTCCGAACCAGCGAAACCAAAAGCCACAACCCAAACAGTCCGCATCAATGGCGTCAGAACAATCATCACGACACGCGACGGCAAGGTGACGACAAAAGCAGCCCTGCCTTTGGAATGGGAGCTGCAAGCTGCACAGGTGCGCAGCCTGCGTAAAATGCCAGAATACGTTCACACAGCGAGAGAAGTTCGACCGGGGACATTCACACTGGCTGGAGATCAGAACGCAGCCAAGCGCGGCCCCAAGGCAAGAGCCGAAGCATTAGCTGCAGGACTGACGCCTGGAGAAGCAGACGTCCGGATTTATATCTATGGTGGTGTGCTTCGACAGATCGAGAACAAGGTTGGCAAGGCAAAGCTCGAACCAAGCCAGATAACCCGTCATCCCTTGCTTGATGCGCTCGGCTTTCCCGTCGTGGTCGTCAGGGCAGTGACCGAAGACGACGCAGCAGAGCAGGCAGTGAGTTTGGTTAAAGGCTGGCTGCTGGAAGCTTCGAACGATAACCACCAAACACCACACGGGGAGAACATCCATGTCGCAGCTTAATCTAAAACCACGCATCGCGACCAGCGCCATCCATGGAACGCATATGCCTGAACGCTCACCAGAGCAAAGGCAGGCAGCCAGAGAGCGCATTCGAATTGAACGTGCACGTGAAGTGAAGGCTTTGGCCAAATTGCGTCGCCGCATCAATAAGCGTCAAGGGATCGGGAATGATTGGGACGGTCGCGCTGCAAATGACAATATCGCCTGGCCGCTGGCTACTGCACTGATCAAGGAAGGCAACACCGACCTTTTGAAGTACGCGATGTATTACCGCCGTATTCACACTGCAGCGAAGAGCAATGCCCTTCTGGGTGGGTCGACCGTCACGCTCGGTGAAGGAATGGCACTGGATCGCCATATCCATGTTCGTCCGAATGGAAGCATAGCATATAAGCATGTCAGGCAATCCACGGCTGCCAGCATAGATATCCCGTCCCGCAAGAAAAGCATCACTGATTCAGAGACGCAATTGTCTTCCGAAAAATCAGAAAGCGGTTACACCAACGTACCGAAGCCATGGAAAGGCGACGCACCGGTCAACGATATGATCGATGCGAAACGCAAGTTAGCAAGCCTTCAAAGGTCTCTTGGCTATCTCTGCGAGCCCTTCGAGTTGGCTTGCATCGATGGGAAGACGTTGGCTGAGGTAGGTGAGACAGTAGGCATTTCGAACAGGACAGGAGCGCAAGGTGCGGGCAGGGCTTTGGTTCATACTGCGCTTGTGACCCTGCGAGCCATCGTCGGGGAACTGAACCGACGAGACCTTGCCGCCTGACGCATGCACTGATCTGCCAGAACGTTGGTAATAGTGGGAAGGCAATCTTCCAAACTATTCCAAGTTCTGTGCGCACAGGCTGTTGCCAGCGACAGACGCTCGGTCAGCGATGAACCGGGCGTAACTACCCGACGACGTTATCCAGTCGTCAATCTGAAAAGCAAGCGCAATCCCCTGCAGTCATGGGCTCGCAGACATAGGCAGTGCACGCCTGCATTGCGCTTGCCAATCAATTCAGATCCCCGGCGCCGTTTCTCCTCCGGCAGACGGGATATGGCGGGTTGAGGTGGGCAACGATAAAGCCAGTGCCTCCCCGCCAAACAATTCGCCCTTGTAGCTCAGTTGGGAGAGCAGCTGCCTTGTAAGCAGATGGTCCGGGGTTCGATTCCTCGCGAGGGCACCAGTTCAATGCGGAGTGGAGAAGTGGTCATCTCGTCTGGTTCATACCCAGAAGACCGTCGGTTCGAATCCGACCTGCCGCAACCAATTGATCTGTTCTAGGGTCTGACCCGTGAAATCGCCTTTGCGGTTGCAGATCAACCAAACAAGGCACAGCAGCGCCTTCTGCCGCCACGGCACATTGTGGATTAAGTGCAAGCGCACCCAAGCTGGTTGCTTTCACAAGGAGTAAGTGCATGTTCGATCGTCTATTACGTATCGCCACAGACGTTGTAACAACTCCTGTCGCGGTAGTGGCTGACGTGGTCACGCTTGGCGGATTGGTCAATGATCGTGACGAGCCATATACTATCACGAAGGCTCGGCGTGCCGGCAGCGACACGGCAAAGGTCATTGACAAATTGGCGTCATGACACAACGCACATGGCTTCGCCTCTATAAAACGGCCAAATGGCAGCGAATGCGCGAGCGACAGTTAACGGAGCAACCGCTCTGCATGTTCTGCTTACAGGTTGGCGACGTAGAACCGGCGACCGTGTGTGATCATCGAATTGCTCATAAAGGCGACGAGTTCCTTTTCTGGGATGCAGGCAACCTCCAGTCACTTTGCAAGACGTGCCATGACCGAACCAAACAGCGTTTGGAGCGAGGTCAGGACATCGTGACATTCGGGGCCGACGGGTGGCCGGTCTGACCACCGGGGGCATCAAAAAGTCGACGAAGGTCGAAAACGCCGGAACGGCGAGGGTCCACAGCGCACGCATCCACAATTCAAAATATGACCCCTGTAAAGGACTTATGCCATGGCGAGGCCAAGAACGCCTCGCGCCAAGGCGGCAGTCGAGGCAAGCGATAAGAAAAACCCACAGCGCTTCAAAAACCGCACCGACGCCAAGGCTGATGGCCCGCTCGGCAATCCTCCAGCATGGTTGAAGGATACCCCGGAGCTAAAAGCCAAGGCTGCATGGAAGCTGTTTGAAAAAGAGCTGCCGTGGCTCAATCAATCCCACCGCACACTGGTCGGTATGGCCGCCAACATTCAGGGCCGCATCATGGCTGGACAGGAAGTTGGCGTGCAGGCGATGAACCTGCTGCGTCAGATGCTTGGCCAGATGGGTGCAACGCCTGCGGATGCATCGAAAGTTGCGACTGCTGACGACGGCGACGAGAAGGATGATTTGCTTGACTGATATGCCTGCGCTGGAGCGCGTGAGTGCTTACGCGCAAGCTGTCCTTAACGGCACTGAGATTGCTGGCCCGCATGTTCGGAACGCTTGCCAACGTCATTTCGACGATCTGGCAACAGGTCATGAACGTGGGCTTTGGTTCGACGATGAAGAAGCGGATCGTGTGTTTCGCTTCTTCGAAGAGCGGTTGAAGCTCTCAGAAGGCCAGTTTGAAGGCAAGCCCTTTAAACTTCACGCCTCGCAGGCCTTCAAGCTCGGTTCGCTGTTCGGTTGGAAACGTGAGGACGGTTCACGCCGTTTTCGTCGTGCTTATATCGAAGAAGGCAAGGGCAACGGCAAATCTCCATTCGCCGGCGGTGTCGGCCTATTCGGGTTAATCGCTGACAAAGAAGCTGGCGCCCAGATTTATGCCGCCGCTGCCAAGAAAGAGCAGGCGGGAATTCTCTTTCAGGACGCTGTGAAAATGGCGCGGGCTGCACCTGCTTTGATGCAGCGTGTGAAGTTCAGCGGCGGTATCGGGCGCGAGTTCAATATCGCGCACCACAAGTCGCAGTCTTTCTTCCGTCCGATTTCAAAGGATTCGGGAAAGTCGGGTTCTGGCCCGCGTCCGCACTTCGCTCTTTGCGATGAGGTGCACGAGCATCCAGACAGATCGACGATGGAAATGCTGGAGCGTGGCTTTAAGTTTCGTCGCCAGCCATTGCTGCTGATGATTACGAACTCGGGCAGCGACAAGAACAGTATCTGCTGGGAAGAGCATGAACACGCAGTTCGCGTTGCAGCCGGGACGCAGACGCCAGACGAGGTATTCAATTACGTCGGTGAAGTCATAGATGACACAACGTTTGCATGGGTTTGCGCGCTTGATAAGGGCGATGACCCTCTTAATGATCCGAGTTGCTGGAAGAAAGCTAATCCACTTCTCGGCGTGATTCTGACGCATGAATATCTTGCCGGCGTCGTTGCTCAGGCCAAACAAATGCCGGGAAAGCTCAACGGCATTTTGCGTCTGCACTTTTGCTGCTGGACGGATGCCGATAAGGCATGGATGCCGCGTGATACTGTCGAAAGCGTCATGGGCGACTTCGACCCAGAAGAAGATCATGCTGACAAGCCGGTTTTCATGGGTGTCGACCTTTCGGGCAGCAAGGATATGACTGTTCTTGCCTGCGTGGTGCCTACTGGCTTCATGGAGTTGGAACGCGAAGACGGAGCTACCGTCAGTCTGCCGACCTTTGACGCTTGGGTTGAGGCTTGGACGCCGCAGGAAACGCTGCAAGCCAGAGCGCAGGCCGACAAAGCGCCATATGAGCTATGGGTGCAGCAAGGCTGGCTCAATGCCACGCCAGGCAAGCGTGTCAGATATGACTTCGTTGCAGCGCGCCTCCAGCAACTGGATCAGCAGTTTGAAATCAAAGCCATCGCTTACGACCGCTACGCTTACGACAATTTTCGCGAAGAGGTGGACGCGCTCGGCATTGAAGTCGACCATGTCGCACACCCACAGGGCGGCAAGGTTAGGGCTAAGCCCGAACCATCAAAGGTCGAAGCTGCAAAAGCCGCTGGCCTTCCAACGCCGCAAGGCTTGTGGATGCCGGGCTCGGTGCTGGCGCTGGAAGATATGATCATCGATGGTCGAATTCGGTTGGGGCGAAACCCGGTGCTGATGACTGCACTAATGGGCGCCACGTTCGATCACGACCCACAAGAAAATCGATGGTTTGTCAAAACGAAAGCTTCGGTGCGCATCGATGCCGCCGTCGCTTTGGCAATGGCTGTTGGTGCTGCGATGGACACTCCGATTGAGCCGGAAGAAAACCTAGATGACTTCATCAATAACATGGTCGTCATCGCCTAACTCACGACGGAGCAAATATGGGCTTCATTGATAGATGGGTCGGAAAACCTATCAAGCTCACCGACGGCGAGTTCTGGCGCGGTTTCTTTGGCCTTGGAACGACGTCAGGTGAAACAGTCACTTATGAAAAGGCTCTTGAGCTTGATGCTGTATGGGCGTGCGTAAATCTCATTGCTAACTCCGTGAAGACGCTGCCAAGCAACGTGTTCAAAGACGACGGCGTGACTGTCGATCGTGAAAACGTTCTGTATGAGCTGCTTCACGACATGCCAAATCTTGACGATACAGCGTCCGATTTTTGGGCGATGGTGGCCATGTGCCTTTGCTTAGACGGTAACTTTTTCGCAGAAAAGAAGATAAACGAAGGCCGGCTTACGGCTTTGAACCCGTTTCATCCCCTTGCAGTGAAAGTTTGTCGCGATGAGAAACATCATAAATATTATGAAGTAACTGAAACGTCGAAGGGCAAGTCAGGCAAGCCCCGTCGTATCAGCGAAGACAATATGTTTCACGTTCGCGGCATGGTTATTCCCGGATGTGATCGCGGCCTCTCGCCGATTGGCGTTGTCAGGAACACTGTCGGCAATGCGCTTGCGGGTGAAAAGACGGCTGGCAAGATGTTTGCCAACGGTATGCAGGTTGCGGGCGTTCTTTCATCTGACCAGATCCTAAAACCAGAACAGCGTAAACAGCTCGGCGAAGTCCTTGGTCAGTTTGCCGGATCTGATAAGGCCGGCAAGATTGCTGTTCTTGAAGCGGGCCTCACCTACCAGCAGCTAACGATCAATCCCCAAGATGCTCAGATGCTTGAAACGCGCCAATTCAGCGTTGAACAGATCTGCCGCATCTTCGGGGTGCCTCCCGTCATGATTGGTCATGCTTCGAACGGAACGACGACTTGGGGCAGCGGGATCGAGCAGCTTATACTGCAGTTCACCAAGACTTGCCTCACGCCATTGCTGCGCAGCATTGAATCTGCAGTCTATCGCGATTTGCTGGACGCAAAGACGCGCAAAACGACTGTCGTGAAGTTCAACATGGAAGGCTTGCTGAGAGGCGATAGCCAGGCGCGCGCTGACTTCCTACAGAAGATGGTCAACACCGGCATTTACACGCCTGACGAGGCCCGCAGTTACGAAAACAAGGCGTCTAAACCGGGCGGTGACCAGCTTATCGTCAACGGAACAATGCAACCTTTGCACGGCATCGGCCACAACGGCGGACCATCGCTTGATAACGCGCCCGAAACGCGCGCTGCTTAAGGGATTTCAATGAAATATCAGAGTATCCTCTCGGCATTTGCTGCCGAGCCTTGGGCAATTGCGCCTGAAAAACTCGAAGCGATGACTGCATTCCTTCTGTTTAAAGCAGAAGGCGGCAGCTTTTCGCCTGATGAGGTTGCGGCCCGTATCAGCAACAAGCGCGCGAATGAACTTGCGAAGACAGAAGGCGCTACAGCGGTAATCCCTGTATATGGAGTTCTTGCACAGCGCATGGACCTCATGTCTGAGATCAGCGGCGGTGTCTCATACCAGTCTCTGAAGCGAAGCATCCACGAAGCGCTGGCCAACGACGATGTGAAAGCCGTTATTCTGGATATTGATAGCCCTGGCGGGGCTGTCCCCGGAACTGACGAGCTTGCTTCTGAAATCCGCGCACTTCGTGGCAGCGACAAGCCAATCATCGCACAGGTCAACAGTTTGGCCGCTAGTGCAGCTTATTGGATTGCATCAGCGGCCGACGAAATTGTTGTCACACCATCAGGACGGGCTGGCTCGATTGGTGTTTACACATCGCACGATGATGTATCTGCGTATCTCGAAAAGAATGGTGTGAAGCGCACGTATATTTCAGCGGGCAAGTACAAGGTCGAAGGCAACGAAGTTGAGCCTTTGGGTGAAGACGCCCGTAAAGCCATTCAGGATAGCATTGATTATTCTTATCGTCGTTTTGTTGAGGCAGTGGCGGAGGGCCGCGGTGTCACAAAGGCCAAAGTAGAAGACGGCTTCGGTCAAGGTCGCGTATTTTTCGCACAGGAACTTATTGATCGTGGAATGGCTGACCGGATCGCCACGCTAGACGAGACGCTGGCGCGGTATGGTTCCGATGCGACACCTCAGCCAATTCGGCGCATTAAAGCCGCAAACACCGCGCGTGCGCAGGATGCTGACACACTGATCGCGAAGATCCGCGCTGGTGACGAAGTTTCAAAACGTGAGTTCGAGAACGGCCTCAAGGGTCTTGTTGGTTGTTCGAATTCAGAGGCAGAGCGGGCCGCTCGGCTCTACCTCAAGTCTGATCAGGGGGAACCTGATGTCGATGCGGATGCTGCTGTTTCGGCGGCGCTAGATCAGCTCATCGCTGAAACAAAATCGTTCAAAATTTAACATCAGGAGGGCTTAATGCCTGAATTGAATATTGCTGAAAAGATTGGCGAACTTGGCCAGTCGATTGCTGCCATCAAAGAACAGGTTGGCAATCTGGGTTCCGAATACACTGCAAAGCTAGAACAGGCTGGCACTGTATCGGCAGAACTGAAAGACAAAACCGATAAGGCTCTGTCGCAGCTTGGTGATGTCGCAACTCGGCTGGGTGGTTTGGAAAAGCGCGCCGCTCGCGAAAAAGAAGTTGAAGTAGCTGGCTTTAAGGGCCTCGGCGACTATCTGGTCGAATCCGAGAAGTTCCTCGCAATGGATAAGGGCGGTCGTGGTTCCGTTCGTGTAAAGGCCGAGCGCGCAGATATCACTTCTGCCAACACAACTGTCGGTGCCGGTCGTTCGGATACCACATCGCTTGTGTCCGGTCATCGCGTGCCAGGCATCATTGCTCCGCCTAACCGCACCTTCACGATCCGTGACCTGCTTGCACAGGGTGAAACTTCGAGCAACAGCATCGAGTACGTAAAGGAAACTGGCTTTACCAACAACGCTGCTCCGGTGGCAGAAGCGCCAACTACGCCGAAGCCGAAGTCGGATATCACATTCGACCTTGAAACGACGCCTGTTCGCACGATCGCCCATATCTTTAAGGCTTCCCGCCAGATCATGGACGACGCGCCAGCACTTGCTTCGTATATCAATGCGCGCGGCACGTACGGACTTAAATTCGTTGAAGAAAACCAGCTTCTCAACGGTGACGGCACCGGTCAGAACCTGAACGGCCTTCTGCCGCAGGCTACTGCCTTTGCTCCAGCGTTTACGCCGGCATCCGCAAACGGCATCGATCGTCTGCGCCTCGCAGTGTTGCAGGTCATTCTTGCCGAGTATCCAGCAACCGGCTTTGTCCTAAATCCAACTGATTGGGCCAAGCTGGAACTGACGAAGGATGGCGAAGGTCGTTACATCATCGGTAATGCGCAGGGTACAACCTCTCCGACCCTCTGGAATCTTCCAGTTGTTCAGACCCAGGCCATGGCAGTCAATGAGTTCCTGACCGGTGCGTTTAATCTTGCCGCTCAGATCTTTGACCGTCAGGACGTTGAAGTGCTGCTTTCGAGCGAGAACGAAGACGACTTCGTCAAGAACATGCTGACGATCCGCGTGGAAGAGCGCCTCGCTCTTGCCGTCTATCGTCCTGAAGCATTCGTTACGGGCGACGTCGAGGAATAATAGCGGCTGGGGGGCTTCGGCCTCCCTCCCTTTTGGGAGGGTTTAATGGCGCTATTAGAGCTTGAAACAGTCAAACGTCACTTACGCGTCTTTCATGATGACGAAGACAGCCAGATTGAACTCTACACGGCTGCTGCTGAATCTATCGTTACAGAATATCTCGACCGAGAAGTCGTTGCGACTGGCGAAACTCCTGCCTTGCCTGATGGCATAGTAGTGAACCCGGCCATTATCGCGGCGATTCTGCTGGTAGCAGCTGACCTGTACGAGAACAGAGAGCCCGACATGAGTGCGCAAGGCGAGGTGGTTTTGCCTCGACACGTCCGCGCATTATTGGCTCCTTGGCGTGTTTGGCGTTCAATCCCTGATGAGGATTAAAGAATGCAACCAAAGAATTACAAAACCGACGGCGGCGACACTCTAGTCATCGGCGGCACTCTGAAAGTTGAAGCCGGAGCGACGGTTGAAGGCCTTGAAGGCGGCGGCGGCTCAACTGCTTGGGCCGACATTACCGACAAGCCTGCCGTAATCGCGGCTGGTGCTGATCAGGCCGCTGCGCGCACTTCTATTGGAGCAGGTACTTCAAGCTTGGCCGTAGCAACCACGGCTCCAGCAGCACTGGCCTCCGCTGCCGCTGTCGGAACAGGCACTACCGCAGCACGTGCAGATCATGTTCATGCTCTTCCTGCGGCTACTGCGCTTCAGGTTGTTGCCGGTACTGGTGGCCTCGCAGCTGGCAATTTGCAGGTCACGCTACAGGCGCTCGCAACTCGCATCGCAGCTCTTGAGGCCGCCGCAGACTAATGCCTCACGTCCGCTTCTCCGAAGACTTCGACTGGAAGCCGCTGCCACAAGTGACAATCGCATATAAGGCTGGCTGGTCCGGCCTTGTGACTACACCTTGCGCAACTGCTGCAATC